CCTCAGGCGGCACCGGCCAGCTACCAGGCAGCTCCAGTGGCTTATCAGGTGGGTACCAGCTACCCCCAAGCAGTACCACAGGCGAACCCCAGTTACCAATCCGCCCCTACTCAGTACGCCCCCCAATCCCAACCGGCGGAATCGGCGGGGAATCCGTGGGAATCGGCGTTCAACAAGGTGGTGAATCTTCTGAGCGCACCAGTTCAATCCCCGTTCCAGGGAGCACCCTCGCCGAGTCCGACGCAGTATACCCCGGCGAATTACGGACAAGTCAGCAGCCCAGCTACGCAACAATCGGCTCCCCAGACTTGGTCGCCCAACCAGGATTACTCTCCCAGCTCTTCCCAAACCTCTTCGAGTCCCTCTCTGGAGCAAATCGCGGATTACCTGGGGATGGGGCAGGAAAGCCGCCAAGTAATCGACGCGTTCGGAATCGAGGCACCCGCCGTACTAAATAACTACGCCCTTCAACTCGAAGGGATGCTTGATAGTGCTGTTGCCTGGGGCGAGCGTGCTCAAAACTTAATCGCTGGCTATGCCAACTTTGCGGTCAACGAGCACCAAGAGAACCTGGCCTACAACGAGATTCTTACCAATCCCGATGTACTCAGCGACTACACCCTGAAGTTCTTTGGTCCTGAAGGTCCGTACCCCGTGTACGAAAACGAAGCAGAACTGGAAACCCGTGGTTATCCCACCACCTCTGCTTATGGCCAAGTTGGTGAGTTCCCCGCTCCTCCCGCAGCTGCTGCTCCTCAGCAACCTGAAAACTTCTGGGGCAACTTCAGCGAGATCATGAACCGTGATCCCCAGAACGCCTGGCGCGTCCTGAACCAAGCTCAGCCTGCCACTGTTGCAAACAAACTGTTTGTGATGGAGTGAGGCCATGCCTGTTGCTGGTAAATACGGACAAGTATTAAACGCAGCAGCGAAGAACCCTGCCGGCGCCTTGAAAGCTTCTGCTTTAGGTGCCGGTCTTCTTGGCGCAACAGGCTCTGTTATTGGAAACTTGACAGACAAAGAACAAGGCGAAGGCCCTCTTCGTATTCTTAGCGAAGCAGCAAATGCCGGAACCCTTGCCGCAATCCCTGGCTTAATGCCTGGCTATGCCGCCGCCGCTCTTGGTACGTTACGGCAACCTGGCATGGCACGTAAAGCTGTAAATGCCGCAGGTTCTGCAGCAAATGCACGTAAGTCTTTCCAAGGTATTGCCAGGGGAGCCGCACTAGCTACGGTAGCTGTTCCGGCTGCTGCTGGACTCGGCGGTATGGCGGGAGGTGGCACATCCAATCTTTACAGTGCCATCGGCATCCCTGGTTTCCAAGCAGGAATTAACCCTGAAGCTGCGAACGGTTCCAGTAATATGCAGTACGTCTAATTTTGTATTCTTAACTAAAAATTAGATCCTGCTAAAATTTGTCTTAGATAAGACAAAAACTTGTCTAAATCTTTCACCCACAAGTCCCGCGACTCTGGAGGATATTAAAAAGTGTTTCTTGATAACGATTTCCCAAAAATTTTGGGTGCGGAACTTTACCGTCCCCACCCTGCTTACATTGCCGAGATGGCTGTGGAGCCCGTGGTTGTCCACGACTTCACCCGCCAACCCGGTCAAACCGTTCAGTTAGACCGCTACAAGTTCTGGGGTACCCCTGGTACTAAGGACAGCCGTGAGCGTATTGCCGACCAAACCATCGGTACCGCTAACAGCCGTAACATCACCAAGGAGAAAGTCCTGGTGGTGCTTAAGGAATACACCGGTCCTGCAGACCCCGGCGATCCGACCCAGCCCTCGACCTTCAAGATTGCTCGTGAAACCCTGATTACCGCCCAGCGTCTGCTGCTGGACACCGGTAACCTGAACATGTTCCACCAGTCCATCGGTAGCCTGACGCTGCTGGATGACTACCGTCGTTGGCGCGACCGCGTGTTCATTGATGAACTCGCCAAAGCTGAAGCCAATGGTGCCGCGTCTACCACCCAAGGTGGTTACTACTTCCCTGGTGGCAAAGTTAAGGATTCTTCTGGTCGTATTGCTTACACCTCTACTGAGTACGACAACGAAGTTCAACAGTTCCAGGTGCGTACTGACCTGCTGACCGTTGTTAAGGACCTGCGCAAGCGCAACGTTCCTACTTACGCTGATGGTCTGTATCGCTGCATCTGCGATCCTACCTTCATGATGCACCTGCGTCGTGACCCCGACTTCCGTGAGATTGCCCGTTATGCTGGCAACCCCGGTCAGGGCATGTACATGGGCAACCCCGGCATGCCTAACAATGCCAGCTTCTACATGGGTCCCCAAGCTGGTCAGGGCTACTTCCTGGCTGGTGAACCCGTCATGCCGACTGGTGTGCAGTTTGAAGGCGTTAAGTTCTTCGAGTCGACCAACTTCCCGACCAAGAACATCAATACCTCCTTCGCTGGTACTGGTGGTACCTACGCTTCCAAGGAAGTGGCTCAGGGTTACTTCTTCGGTCCTCAAGCCATTGGCGTTGGTATCGGCGGCCCGAACGCTCAGGTGCTCATCAACAACAACGATGACTTTAGCCGTTTCATCATCCTTATCTGGCAACTGTACGCCGGCTTCGAAATCCTGAACAAGGACTTTGTGACCACCGCGTTCAGCTATGTGCAAGATGACGGCACCATCTGATCAATAAATAATAACTAAACTATAGGAAAAATAAATGACCTATTTGTCCGCTAAGAAAATCTATCCCGGCAACTGGGCTGAACCCCTGAACGGCTGGTATAAGAACATTGATGTCGTTGCTGACGGCACTAATGACTACTCCAAGGGCGGCCCTACTTCGGTGCTGGCCATCCCTGGCTATCGCTACTTCCAGCAGCGTGGTTATGTCCCTGTGACGACCACCTCTGGTTCTGGCGTTGCTGCTGCTGATGTAATTGTTCCCTCGCCTTACCGCCAGGACGACACCCGTCCCGACATCACTGGCATGGTGATCTCTGGTTCTAGCACACTGCCTGCTTATGTGTATCGCACCGCGATCTCCGTTGCTTCTGGTTGGGGCGATGGCCGCGTGGCCTCTGGTGTGTATGCCGCTACCGGTAACGTGATCTCGTTCGGTCGCGTAAGCTCCAGCAACCCCACTGCTGCTTCTGGCGTGGGCGAAGGTGTGATTCAGGCCAACCTGACCTCCACCGTTTCTGGTAGCCAAGTAGGCGAAATCTACTTCGCTGGCGGTACTGCTGGTTATGGCACCAACCCCTTCTTGACCATCACCGGTGCAACCGGCGTTGCTCCTGGCACTGTTAACTACTCTGCCACTGCATCCACCACCCTCAAGGTGTTCGCCAAGGAAACCGCTAACAGCACCACTACTTCCGGTGGCTTCTACATCTCCAGTGGTGATGCAAGTGCTGGCCGCACCGGTTACCTGGTTGTGGAAGTGTGCTACATCCAGCCTGACGAAGCTCCTGGTTACGAAGATATTGACGGCTACCTGACTGGTCGCACTGTCAGCTGATTAGGGTAAACTAGGACCAGAGATTAATTCCCTGGTCCTTATGTTGTATCAGCACAAAAAAACTGGCGCACGTGTCAAGGTTGTAAGCGAATGGGATAACGGTGATTGGTTCATGGTCGAAGACCAAGACGGTCGCCTTTATACCGTTTACAAGACAGAGATTGAGCTTGATGAATCTGCTACTAAAAAAGTAAAGACTCTTCAAGTTAAAGATCGTGCAGCACAAGAAGAGCCACGCACCTTCCCTCCCGATACCCGGCTAAATGTAAATTCAGCCACCGCCCAGATGATCGCTGATCACATTAAAGGCATTGGTCTGAAGACTGCTCGGGAAATTAAAGATCTTCAGATGTCTTTATCGGGTGAAAGATTTAACAGTCTTGAGCAGTTAAAGCAAATTAAACGGGTGGATTGGAATGCTGTAATGGCCGCTGATCTGATTAGGGTTTGATTCTCATCTCAAGTAGCCCTCGGGAAACCGAGGGTTTTCTTGTCTTAAAATACAAGTATGGCAAAGATTACGCGGATAGGTCAGCTCGGTTCCTCTGGTGTTTCCAGTGGCCCGCATTTACATGCATATGTAAAGAACCTTGTTACTGGCGAGTACGAAAACCCTGAGTATCACCGCAGTAAGTTCACAGGCGTGCGCGTGGGTTCCAACAGGGTGCCTAAGTACATCACAGATAGCAAAGGGGAGTTGATCTTAAACCCTGCAGCAGGTTTAACAAAGACTTCTTCCTGGGGGCCACGCAACACAGGCATCCCTGGCGCAAGTACGTACCATAGGGGTGTTGATTACGGCGGCCAGGAGGGCACGGAGATTTACGTCGAAGGTGCTGTCAAGTTCACCCCGCGTCCCAATGCAGGAGGCTATGGGAATCTTGCTACCTGGACTACAGGAGACAATAAGTACGAGCTTGGTTACGGCCACATGAAAACGCTTGGCGAGGCAACTGATCTCACCAATACAAGCGTGGCGCCAACCCCGCGTGTCTCATACGAAGAAGCCCAAGGCAAAACAAACGATTTAATCGAAGCGTTCATGCTTGGAACCAACTACCAGCCACGCGAGAAGAAGCAAACAAGAGAACCTCAATCATTACTTGGTGCGTTTAAGAATCAATTGCTGGGCGGGATTTTTCAGAACGCAATGAATCCACTTGCAGGCATCATGGATCAAGCTGGTGACACTGTCGCTTGATTTGTTGCTTTTATAATAAAAGGTACACTGGAACATAGAAGTGCAATTTAGCGACTTCGACAAAAGTAGGATTAGGTATCATCTGGGATACTTCACTGTTTCTGTGCCAGCGGGTGATTATGCTCGCCTGGAAGAGGCGATGAATACGGTCCCCGATTCCTACTTCTACGATAAAATTGTTATCCAGATTGGGCGTTGCGATACGGCCGAAAAGAAGACAGAGGTTGCATCCTCTCCTTCCACTCGGATTGAAAATATTGTTGGCGACGTTGACCGTACCATTCGGTCGAGCAATGCCAAAGAAGCGCTAAAAGTTTGGGACGAGATTTATCTCTACGAAACAAATCGTCTAGCTGGCATTCTTTACGTTCCTAACTACAAAGATCCGTACCAGGCACGTTACCGTTACGAACGCTCTGGTGCAGAATTTATCCAGGCACTACCTGGACCTGCTGATGTTTCCGTTGGCACCCGCATATACCTACACGAGCTATGGAGATAACTTGATCCGTGTATGCTAGTATATTAATACACGCATCAAGCCAGTGGTAGCTCCTTGTCCCCTGCCTACAATTGAAGAGTTAAAAGAATATTACAAATACATACCAGAGACAGGTGAGTTGTTTTTAATTAAATCGCGTTGCAATGCGGACAGAGAAAAAATTGGCAAACCAATTGGCTCTCTTGGTGGCCCAGTAAGACGTAAAACATGGATAGTAAAACACAAAGGAAAAAGTTATTACATTAGCAGGATCGCTTGGTT